TAGCAATAGGTATTAAGCGTTAATATCGCCACTAATCGATACATTCCCTGTTGAAGTAATCTCTAACTTATATGCGCCGCCATTTATGAAGTAATAACTTGAGGAGTTGTTACCTGCGATAGTAGCATTTACGTCCAAGGCTCCAGCTAAATACAAATCACCTGTTGAAGTAATTCGCATCAGGTTTGTTGACTCGTATTGGAAGTAGAAGTTATTACCAACATCGTGGTAGCCCCATTCGCCTAAGCCAATCTCTGAGGAAGTTGTACCACCAATGGCATCACTGTTAGCATACAGATCTCCGTGGAGATTTATGCTTCCGTCTCCATAAACGCTCATAACTGTTAGGATACCGTAACGAAACGTCAAAATACCGCTACCCTCGCTCACGGACCACCCAGAGGTACTAGATGAGCCTAAAGTCCAAGTACCAAGAGATATGTTGGCTGCGGTAGGGACTGCCCGAGGCTCCCAGGTTCTGTCTGTGTTGTTCCAAGTAAGAACATAAGACTCTATTGGTTCAATAGTTGTAGTATCTACATCTATTAAAGCCTCTAACTCTGTAGCTCCCATTGTAATAATAGAACCATTAGTAGTTTTTGAGTAAATAATCTTATCAGCAAGATTTAGCGCTAACTCTCCGGGTTGTAAATCAGTAGCCGATGGTTGTGAACCTGAGACAGAAGACTTTTTATGAATAATTTTGGTTGCCATTGGGCAAGTTCTCCTTTATAAGGAAGGAACAATTATAGAATTGTCCCTTAAAAATTTATTAGTAAGAACCACCGTCAATAGTGACGTTAGCAAGTTCTTCTCCACCGAGTGACCAGTAGTCATTTGTTTCATCCCAAACAAAAGATACATTGGTCTCTGTTCCACGTTCAATCTCAATACCACCATCTTGGGAGGGAGCTGCTGTTTCATCAGAATTAAGAACGATAACTGAGTCACCAATATTAACTTCATTTGAGTTAACTGTAGTAGTTGTGCCGTTAACAGTCAAGTCACCCGCAATAACAACAGTACCAGTGTTAGCGCCATCATCTGTAGGATCAATAGTAATTGTTCCACCAGTATGGGTCAAGACAGAAGACTGTACTTCTGCAAACGCTACTGTATCTGTAGTTGCTACTGGTTGTCCAATTGAGACCACGCCAGAAGTAATATCTACCCCTGTACCACCGGAGAAGTGCGCACGTACTTCAGCAGCACTTGGCCCTGTGTAGGTAAAGACACCAGTGTTAGAGTCATAGCTGAAAGAACCATCACCGCCAGCATCTGTTGCGCTTACTTTACCACGGATAGTGGCGTCTGTAATGTCAAAGGTGCCAGAAGAGTAAGTAGTGTTTGTACCTGCGGCAAAGTGAGCTTGTACCTCAGCTGCGCTTGGTCCAGTGTAAGTGATAACCCCTGTTCCAGAGTCGTAAGCTAAAGAGCCATCTCCACCAGCGTCTACTACAGAAACTTCTGAACGAATATCAGCAGCCGTTACACGGTCAAAGGTATAGACCCCACCTGTGTAAGACAAATCTCCGTAGCCAGTACCTGTATTAGCAGCGGAAAGGAGTCCCTCAACGTCTGATTCAAAGTTACTGTTTACAAAGGCACTACCGTTCCAGGTGAGATGATCACCAGAAGTAATAGTTGTTAAAGTTACGTCTTCAAGCTCTGATAAGTTTTGATAACCAGCAGACTGCCATGCAGTACCATCAAAGGCCATAAGGGCGTCATTAGCGGTGTTATACCAAAGATCACCCTCAGCAGGGCTGGTAGGGGCAATAGCGCCAACATAAGGATGCCCTACTTGGATGACATTATTAGAGTTGTCTTTTGTGTATAGCTTGCGGTCAGCAAGATTCAGTGCTACTTCACCAATTTCAAGGTCTGCACTGAGAGGGATTGCGCCGATAGTACTCGACTTTTTAAGAATAATTTTAGTTGCCATTAGAAGGATCCTCCGATAATAGACGTATTAGGGTTTTCTATTTCTGTTGTAGCGGTGTACTTATTGGTTGTTCCATTGTAAATAAGTAAGGCACCGTCTGTTTTATTAGTATTGTCAATATCACTAATAGAGGTAGTGGTAAAGGTATGAGTAGTGAATTTTTGATTAGCGGCTTCATAAATAATAAAATCACCATCACTAATTGATGAGTAGTCTACATCAAGGAGATCAATCAAATCAATGCGCTCTTTCATAGAACCTGCATTGATTGTTTCGATTAGAGTACCTGCTGCATTTACAATATCAACTAAAAGATTTTTATCACTATCAAAATAAATCCGATCTACGGAATCACCCTTAGCACCTTGTCCACCAGTTCTAGATAATGAAATACTATGATCTGTTGTTGCAACAGCGATAGTAATGTTATTATTAGAAACGGTAGTAGTGTAAGACATTAGACTGCCTCCGATGGGCTATACAGAACTTCTACGAGTCCCCGCATAGGCTTCCATACTTGGGCATACTTTCCAACACCTGCGTCTCTTACCTCAAGACCAATCCAACCATAAGCAGGTTTTTCAGGAGAGGGTTGTGTAGTCCACGCAGCTACTAAGTTTTCTGGGATAACAATTTGAAAGTTATTATCAGTAGGATCACTATCAATAAGTTCTAATGTAGTAATCTCTCCGCCTGTTTGTTCTTGAGTAGGCAACTCATTCTTTGTGTAATCAAGGGTGGAGCTATTAGCTTCGACAACCTTGGCTACTATAGTGTAGTCGCTCAAGTTAGTTAGCCAGTTAAGAGTGATGTTCATATGAATTTGTTCACCCTCAATAACAGAAACCAACACAGAGCCGTTATCGTTAATCAAGTCTTTTGATTTAGAATTAATTCTGGTTCGTGCCATTTTGTTTCCTTCCTGCCGATCCTCAGATGGGCAATAAGTGTTGTTATTATCAGCACTGTTCTCAATACTATATTTATTTTATTTACTAGACCACCAAGCCTTCAAACCATCAGAGATAGCCTTGCGGTGTTTAGCAGACATAGTACCACCTTTTCGGATGTAGCTCTTTGCAGTGCCTTTAGCGTTAAGTAATGTTTGTTTAGCCGCCAGTTTACGCTGACCAAATTTAGACAGTGGGTTTATAGCAGGAGCTCTTCCAGCCACTGTGGCTTTAGCCATAGATTTAGCACCAGAGTTCATAGTGCGTTTCTTAGGGGCTTTGTAGCCAGCTTTAGTAGCCTTTCTCATGGACTGTTTGCGCCGAACACGTAGCATACCGGGGGTTAGCCCCAGAAGACCACGACGATTCTTTTTTGGTTTAGCCTTACGAGTTGCCATTGTTTTATTCCTTATGTATTTTATGTTAAGCGATTGGCGGATCTTTCAAGTCTACGAGACTTTCGGGCATAGTGCCCTAGCTTAATTCGCCTACCTACGTTAATAATGTTATCTCGTCTTAACAGAGAGGCATGAGCATTCCGTTCTACCCTATCTGCCTTATTCCCGTACTTTTCAGATCTCGCCATTAACTTTTTAGCCTTAGCTTTTCTCATGGCTGTTTTACGAGACTTTATTTGAGATGCCTTAGACCTTACTTTCGATACTTTAGAAGTACCCTTGCTTCTTGCCAAGGCAGAAGCTTTTGCTGCTTTCTCAAGAGCTCTCTTTCTGGCAGGTGTCATTTTATAAGCAGTTCCACCTACCTTGGACCCTGCCTTTCTTATTACTTTTCCAATAATAGCCATTATAAGATTCCTTATACTTCCTAAAAGCCGAAGCCCCTAGTTGTTACTTTAGAACCGCCTCGCACAGGGAATAAATACTCCACAGCATATCTTAGACCATCTGTCCAGTGTTCAACACCTTCTTTCTTACAGATGGTAGCTGTGTCAGGGTTACTCTCTACCCATGCGGTACGCTCTAAGGATTTAATTGTGTTTACACACTTAGGATGAATATACATATCGATATCACCGTTAGCATTTTTAAACTTTTTATTAATAGCGGCTACGGAGTCAACAATAGGAGGGGCCTTGCTATGCGCCCTCGTTTGTATCCCCTCTGCCTGGAGTATGCTAAAGTCTGTTCGACCCACCGCAGCAGAACTCTTACGAGCTTTACCACTAGGGTCAGGATAACTAATAATACGATGTCCTTTATACCTTTCCACCAAACTTCTTGCTAGGGTCTCAGTATCAGGATGCCCCTGCATTTCATCTAGGATGTGTATTTGATTGCCCCGGAGAGCAAATATAACACTAGCCATGATGCCAACGTTAAAGTCAATAGCAACGTGGACGTCTTCACCTTCCTCGAATTCTGGTAAATCTTTCGATATGTGTTCTTTACGATTAAACGTATAGAATACTGTATTACCGGAATCCTCAAAGCTAGCTGTATATTCTCTAGCAAATTTTAAAGGGTCTAGTGTTAGTTTAACTCGCTCAATCTCTGAGTCATCAAGAAAAGGAGAGTCTTCATAGGTGTAATGATAACTCTTCCAGTTAGCATCAGAATCCTGTCGATTGTACATCTCGTAGAAGTAATCATAGCCCATAGGAGTACTAATGATAAGCGCTTTCCCGGGTCTAGCATTAAACTTTTTTGAATTCTGTTTAGACCAACGAGTAGCAATGCATGGTTGAATAACTGACTCCCAAGACTCTTTAAGAGTTGAGCCAGCGCCTTTCCATGAGCATACCTCGTCAGCTACAACAAAATACTGACCAGTCCCACGCATCCTTTCGGACGCCTCATAAGACCAAATCTTTAGCTGTACGTTATTAGGGAACCAGAAGGTACCAGCTACTCTAGATGCCTTAATGGCATGTTCTTCCATACCTAGCTGATATGCTAGTAAAGGATAGTAAATGTCTATTGCTTGGGCATAAGTAGGGGCAATAATAGCCACATTCTTATTAGGTACGTCTTCGGGCAGTTCCATTAACTCTTGTACAGCCAGCATAGCAGCAGTAGCAGCTAAATACGATTTACCAAACCCCCGGCTAGCGCATACTACAGCATAGCGGGTATCATCCTCGACGAAGAGGTCATTGATAATCTCTGACTGTCCTTCATGCAAGGATATCTCTGTCATAATGTAATACTTTCTCTAAATTACCACTTAGCCTTGTTAGCCCAGTAGGCTGCACTCATTTTACCTTTGGCAATGTTAGTGGCATGTCTTGCCTTCCAAGCTAGTCTGCGCTTTCTATAAGCCTCAGATTCATTAGCCTTTGGAGGACTTCCTTTAGCACCTTGAGCGCCAAAGCGTATTGTTTTAATTTTATCACCGTCTTTAGCAACAACAATGTGTGACTTAGTGGGATGACCGGGTGTTCTCTTAGGCTTATTAAACCCAGAAACACCAGCACGGGTTAGTCTAGGGTCTTTAGCCATAACTAGGCCCCATACTTCTTAAGATTAGACTTGGTGTTCTTCATAGGAGCGCTCTTAGTAGGGAGCTTCTTTTGAGTCGGGTTAGGCTTTTTACCATCGGTAAACCCGCAAAGTTTTCCTTTGTGCATAATTGTGTTCCTTTATAAGTGTTACTTGCTAGATCCAACATATCCAGCTACCAGACCTATAATGCCTGTAATAGACATCTGTAATAGCTCTATAATGTTTTGGTCTAACTCGGCATCATGTTCCGCAGCTACCATAAACTCATCTACTACGATAAGCCCTAGTAGACCCATAAGCCCTACCGCTAAGATCAATACGATTAGACCCTTAATGTTCTCTAGTTTCATTTTACACCTAGTTTTGTACCAGCAGGATCTCGAAAGTACCTGTGATTCTTGTGTTACTTGTTTCAGCTTCAGTTGCCACAAAGTCAATATCTGTCTTCTCAGCAAGTACAATAGGAATCTTAGGGTCATACTTGTAGTTACTCTCAAAGACTTCTGCCATGTGAGCAATCTTAAAAGAGGTATTAACAGGTCTCTGTAGAAGTCTAATCTGAGCGTCTTTATTCTTTTGCGCTGTAGCACTAAGCTGAACAAGATAACCCGTATAGCCAGCTGGAATAGTATAGACACACATTAGTGTCTGACCTAGACCTTCATCGACCTTGGCTACCACTACACCACCGACACTAGCAGTAATGTCTCCAGCGTTAACTCCAGTGTGGTTGTAGATAATACGGAACACACGAAGGAAAGCATTAACAGTAACAACAGGAGTATCGCCTGTCAGGGTTAGCGTCTCAGTGAGTAAGTTGTAGTTGGCATCCAGACCTTGGATCTCAACACTAGAGGTATCAGCAGCCTCAGTGGAAACCATTGTCAGTGTGGAGGCTGTAGCTAAGCTAGCCCAAGGATACAGGCCACCCTGACTCCAGATAGTTTCTGGGTCTGTCCCTGTATCTACATCGAAGTTAGCTCCGAACTTATTAATAAAGGAATGACCAGCTACTTCACCTTGAGCAACTTTAAGGTAGAAGTCTTCAGCCATTTCTTGTGCGTTATTTAAACGAGGTGCCATAGATTATTTTCCTTTTTTTATAGCTCTTATTATAGGCTTCTATGGCTGGCTTCAATGCCTTATAAGGGTTATTGTTCTCACCCTCTTTAGAACCATACTTAAATGCTTTATTCATCTGCGATTGTCTATCAGCAGACTTAATCTTATTAATATCACTCATGACTTACGCCTCTTAGGTTGAGCTGAGTAATGTTTACCCGCTTTAGTGTCTTTACGCTTTTTAGCTGTACTAGCAGCATAGCGCTTCTTAGGCATAGCATTAATTGCTTTAGTCGGTAGATATCTCTCACCTGTAGCATTAGGTCCGAGTACAGAAGGTTTACCAGACTTGGTCCTCCACTTCTGCTTAGTCCACTTAGTCATAGACTTCTGTGCTGCTGTCTTACCACCAGTATATTTGCCACCTCTGTCCTTATAGAGTTTAGCGGCTAACTGCATAGCCCTAGCAGAGTGTTTACCACCCATACGAGAGACAGCATCTTTTTTGGCCCTCTCCCAAATACGGGGGCTAGACCTAGCCATTACTTCTTTTTACCACCTTTAGGCTTTTTAGGTGGACGTCCTACTTTTGTTCCGTAAGTTCCTTTTCCTTGCGGCATTGTCTTTCTCCTATAGTTCGATTGCTAGTTATAATAATTATTCTATCATTGTCATCATAGAATACATATTTATTTTTTCTTTTAACATAGGTTATTTGAATTTCACCTCTATCGGACAGTTATAGTTATAGGATACTTGATAGACCCTATCATACCAAAGACCGTTCTTAGGAAGACCACAATCATAATAACAGTATTGAACAAATTGATTGCTACCGTTGATCCAAGCATGACCAAACCCAACAAATGCTAACACACAGAGCATTACTCACCCTTCATGTCAAACATAGTGTTATGGTCACGACCAATATACTTAAGGTCATTTTCTATAATAGCTACACGTTGTTTAATCTTATTAATTTCATTAATAGCTGCTGTCATTGCTGATAGCTCATCCCAGAGTTCTTCTAGTTCTTCGTTCACCCATTCTATCTCTAGAGCGTTGTCCTGAACATCTCTCTTAAGGTTAACATTATCCTCAATAGCTATACGACTACCTAACTGAGAAACAGTCTCTTCTAAATTACTTATAGTAGCTGCTTGTTGGGACACCCACCATACACCTGCTGATAGTTGTGCTGCCATAGCTATCACTAAGGCAATGGGTAATTTTAAGTTTTCCATATTACCATCTCCCTTGATAGCTGCCAATTAACCAAATAATGCCGCCAAATACTGCTGCTGCTGCGCTGAAGGCTATAATCCCAACAGTCCAGTTAATTATAGCGTCTATTCTTTCTTGCTTTTTATAAAGCTCTTCTTTACGTCTCTTTCTCATAGACGCCTCTATCTGTAATACTTCTTCCCATGCCTTAGGTCCATAGTTCCACGAAATGTGGCCTCGGATTTCTTCACGCATGGATTCCATTTTCTTCTTATGTGCAAATATTTCAAGGGCAGTTTCTTCATCGCTGCCCTTAAAGGTCTTTTGCCACCAAGGTGGATTCTTTTGTCTCTCTTCTAAATTAGAAAAGTCACTAAAAGCCTTACCCCAAGTAGAAAGTTGGCTGGTCATGTCTTGTAAGTCTCTACCCGCTGCTATAGCGGATTTGATAGTCTTAAAGGCACCAGCCGCAAGAGTAACACAGCTGATAGGGTCCACGATAAATTACCTCCCCGAATCTTTGCGGGAAGTTTCCATCATTTCTCTAATAGCTTTAATGTTTTCATCTATACGAGCATTTAATACTCTAAGTTCTTGTGTTGTTTTTTCCATCTCAGCAATACGGATCTCATGCCTTGCAATGTCTCTTGTGTTAGTGTCTAAAGAGGCATCCATATTGGAGATATAAGCGACCAGAGCAAAGGTCTGTAAGGCCACTGCTAGAATAAAGGTTATAGGGACACTTTTAGATAGGTGCCAAGACTCGGGCGGATTAGGCATCGTCTGCCTCCTTCTTAGTTGGGAGATTTAACTTTACAGCAATAGGCTTTTTAGTTGTAACTTCTTGCTCTACTTTTTCAGGCACTTTCTTATAGCCATAGGCCATGAGGTTGTTGATTAGAGTTCCTTGGGTAGCAAGCATCTGAGCATAAGCACCGGAAGTATGTTTACCCATATCTTCTAACTTCTCTAAAGAGTCTTGGATGTGCTGATATTTTTCTACCATCATCTCAATAGGGTCAAACCCCAAGGACTCAAGCTTCTTATAAGCAGCCATAGAATTAATGTTTTTGGAACCTTTAGGACGTCCACTCCCAGGCTTACGGCCTCCAGTTTTATCTTTGCGGTTATCTGGCATTCTGACCTCCTTTCAAGGTTCTGGAAAATTGTTTACTATTAGATATTTAAAATTACAAAAAATATTACTTAACTACAAAACAAGTC